AAGCGTGGCAAAAAGACCTGAGCTTGACGGGCTACGGGGGCGACAAGGCTGGACACAAGCGAGCCCTTAAACAGGCCGCCGAAGCTTTCTTTTCGCGCCGCTTCACGCTGGACGAATGCGACGCCGTTTTGATCGCGGAATGGTCCCGCCGCTTCGGGAGGTTTGAAAATGTTTGAAATTCTGAATACTGCCACAATTGCCGCCGCTCGCCGTAGGGGCGGGCGCCTGAGGAATCAGGGAGGGGAGCGCCGGATTTGTCCACCGGCGCCCCCTTGCGACCCTTCCCGAGCTTGTGCGGGGGCCTTCCTGCTAGTGGCCCAGCCTGCGCCTAGCCTTGCGAGCCCTTGGCTTGATCTGGCCCTTTGCGGGCTCGCCGTTTCGCTTTTCGTTTCTACCGCTTGGATAATCGGAAGCCGCGAAATCAGCGGGGAAAACGAACGGGAGCGCGAGCGAACCCGCCAAATAAAGGAGGGAAATAAAAATGAGCAATGAATTTCAATTGAAGCCATCCCCGCCCGCGGGGAACATTCCCGATAGTGACACCTGGGCCACGCCCGCTTGGATCGTGGAATGGGTTAGGGAAACCGCCGGCTGGCCCGCTTTCGACTTTGACCCCGCTTGCGTCCCTGCTACCGCGAAGGCTCCCGATTATATCTGCCCCGATACAGGGGACGGATTGTGGGATCCGTGGCGCGGGTCAACCGTTTGGCTTAACCCGCCATATTCAAAACAAGCCCTATGGCTCGCGCGAGCGGCGAGGGAATGCAGGCTAGAAGGCCGGCGCGTCGCCGCGCTAGTTATGCCATCATTTGACGCCATATATTGGAGGTCAACCGTATGGCAGGAAGCCGCGGAAATTTACATGATCGAAGGGCGAATTGCATTTGAAATGGACGGCGAGCCGCGGCCAGGGGGGAACGTTCGATCGTGCGTGGTAATTTACGATCCGGCGCTGAGCATAGGCGCGAACGGCCCGCGGGTTAAATACCTGCGCCCGATTCCGAAGGGGGGCGAATGAAAAGATTTGAAATAAAAAACGCAGATTGTCGCGAGGTAATGCGCGGGCTCGCCGAGAATTCGATTGATTCAATTGTGACCGATCCCCCCTACGGGCTGGAATTCATGGGCAAGGGATGGGATCGCGGCGTCCCAGGGGTTGAATTCTGGACGGAAGCGCTGAGGGTATTAAAGCCAGGCGGCTACCTGCTAGCCTTCGGCGGAACCCGCACGTTTCACAGATTGACGGTCGCGATCGAAGATTCGGGTTTTGAAATTCGCGATTGCCTGAGCTGGATTTACGGATCGGGATTTCCGAAATCGCATAATATTAGCAAGGCGATCGATAAGGCCGCGGGCGCCACGCCCGAGGCCGCAAAATGGGAAGGCTGGGGAACCGCGTTAAAGCCGGCTTGGGAACCGATTATTTTAGCCCGCAAAACCCTACGCGGGACCGTGGCCCAGAATGTTCTAGAATTCGGAACGGGCGGCCTGAATATCGACGGGAGTAGAATCGAAGCCAGCGACAAAACCAAATTTCCGATCGGCGAAGATTACGCGCGCGCCGGATTCGGCGGAAATAAAAGGGAAACGCAAACGGAACACCTAGGCCGCTGGCCCGCAAACGTAATACACGACGGAAGCGAGGAAGCGATCGCGGGATTTCCGCAAACTACAAGCGGCCAATTGAAGCCCCATCATTTTTCGAGGGCCAGCGCGGCGGATTGTTTGAACGGTTCAAATCAGGCGCGCCATCCCCGCGCTGAATTCGGCGGCGATACAGGATCGGCGGCCCGTTTCTTTTACTGCGCCAAGGCGAGCAAGGCCGATCGCGACGAAGGCAATAACCATCCTACGGTTAAGCCCTCGGCCCTAATGCGCCACCTTTGCCGCCTTGTGACACAGCCCGAAGGCTTGATCCTTGATCCCTTTTCGGGCTCGGGCTCCACTGGAAAGGCCGCTTTGCTAGAAGGCTTCCGCTTCCTCGGCGCCGAGCTGGATCCCGAATATGCGGAGATCGCCCGCGCCCGTTGTCTCGCCGCTGAGGTCGCTACCGCTTCCGCTGAGCCCGAGCCCGAACCGGACGCCCAACTTTCAATTTTCGAGGAGGGTTAGAAAATGCGAGAAAGATCCGACGAAACCAAAAGGCAGAATTACCAACGCGCCGAGGCCGTAGCAATGCGGCGGATTATCGCCGAGCGAGGTTACACCCTCGCGATCGGCTGGACGGTCCCGCCCCTAACGGAAGCGGAGCGAACCCTAGACCTCGCCGCGCTCGCCGAGATTGAAAACAAAGATCGCAATCGGCCCTATACCTTTGCAGGGAAGGGCCTCGGCGACGTGAAACCCGCGAAACAAAAGGGCGAAGCCGGCAGGAAAGCCGAATACAAAAACCTAACCCTAGACGAAATCCAAGAAAGGGAGCGCGAGCGGAACCGCCGGCGGCACGATAAGGCCCGAGGCAAGGCCGCCACACCTGCGCCCGCTAAGGCCCAGCCGGCGCCCCTTCCTGAGCCCGAGGAAGCCGGCCCAGCCCGCGTCAAGCGCGCCGGCCTCGCCGTTCCGCTTTCCTACCAGGCAAAGGCGGAAGCCATCGCAGAGATCGCGGCGCGAGCGGCGGCCCTCGCCGAGTTGGAAAAGGCAGGCAAGGGGCGAAAGGTTCGCAATTCTGAAATCCGCCCCGAAGATTGCGGGGATAAGGAAGCCGCGCGCCGCGCCAGAATGCGGCTTAGATTTGAGGCAGATCCCGAAGCCGCCGAGGCCTACCGCGCGAAAAGGCGAGAATCGGATCGCGCTCGCCGCGCCCGTAGGGGAACCCCGCCCCGCCTTAACGCAAGGATCGAAGCCACCGGCTACGTTCCGCGCGGCAAGGGGGGCAAATGATATCAGACGCGCCAGGGATTCGAGCCATCGCGGAGCGCCTGCAATCCGTCAAATTCACGCCCGAGGAAGCCGCGCTAGCCATCGCCCTAGGCCTAGCCCTTGCCGCGCTCGCTTGGGCCTTCCTGAGCCCGAAGGGTGACAAATGAAAACCGCGATCCTTTCTAATCTTTCGCCGGCTTCCCTCGCCCTTATCTGCGCCGACTTGCCGCCGATCTGGGCCACCTGCGAAACCGACGAAGCCGCCGAATTTGATCGCTACGCCGCCGAGGTCGCCGAGCAAATGGGGCGCTTGCTACCATACGCCGCCGAGGGCTCGCCCCTGCTAGTGCTATGCGAAGATCCCCCCTTCGCGCCGAAGCCTGCCCCATCGCCAGGGGCGGCGATCTATCGCGCCCGCTCGGGCCGAACGGGTAGCGCCCTGCTAGAAGCCCGAACCGCCGAGGCAAAGGAAGCGGAGGCGATCGTAGTCGCCGAGCTGGGCAAATGGATCAACCGCGAAATTTACGCGCAAGGCGGCGACGGGGGCGCCGATTGCTACCTCGGCGCCATCCCGCTGGACGTGAAACATTCGCCCGAAGATTCCGAAAATCGCCATCTAGAGGTTATCGAAAGGGACCTAGACGATCGCACGATCTACATTCTCGCTTGCGGCCCCTGCGCCGAATTGAAGATCTCAGGCTGGGCCACCGGCGCCGAGCTTCGGGAGCGGGGCGAATGCGTAACCTATCCAGCCGATCGGAATGGGCCGCCCCGCCGCAAGTTTAGACTACATCGATCAACCCTGCGCCCCTTCGCTCGCCTGGTAGAAATCAGCGGGGAAACGAAGCGGGGCGAGCGCGTGCAAATGCCCGCCCGCCTAGCCCGAGGAATCAGCGGGGCAGGTTGGCACTATTGCGACACCATCCCCACGGCGACGCCGAGCGAGCCGCGGGCCTTCGCGCTGGTATTCACGCGGGGCCAGCCGGCCCGAGCCCTGCTAGAAGGCCTGCCCCGCTATGCGCCCGCCGCCGCGGAGCTTGTCGCCCGCCTAGACACCTTTGCAGGCAAGGGGCCAGCCTTCGCGGCCTATCCCTCGCCTTGGATTCTTGCGAGCCTGAGCCGCCGGCGCATTGTTACGCCCGCGGATCTGCAAATATTCTAGCGATCGTCCCGCTCCCGAACCGGCTCGGCGCCATAATATTCGGATTCAAGGCGAATAACCCGCCGATCGATATCGTGCAAATCGTCCCTAATCTTTCCGAATTCCTCGGGCGAAGGCTGGGCCGCGAGCTTGGCCCGAATTTCGGTTAGCTCGGCGCGCAATTCCTGCCATTCGGATCGGACGGTTTCAAAGGCAAAAGAGAGAATCACTAGCAGGGCCGTTGACGCCGCCGAGCCTAGGCCCTGAAATATGCGCCAAGCGAGCGGCACGCCGACAACCGCGCGGCTTGCCATCGTTTCGAGCGATTCCCGCCCCTCTCCGCTAGCCATCTGCGCCACCTGAGCGGGCCGCCTTAGCCGCTTCCTTTTCGAGCATTCGGATAACAGGGCTTTTCAATTCAACATTCCCCGCGGCAAGGCCCGAGACAACGCCGCCGAGCGCGAGCCATAGGGCCAGGGGAACAGCGGCAAGCCCGCCGGTCGCCGCGGTAGCTACGATCGGAATAACAGCGCCGAGAATCGCGCCAGCCGCAAGGCCCGCATTGATCTTGCCTTTTGAATGCGTCAATTTAAACATTTTTCACCTGCGCCGAATAGGCCGCCGATAGGGCGACGGGATCGAAAAAACCGAGCGTGCGGGGATCCGTCCAGCTTTGCGACTTGGAATAAACCCCATCGCCGTCGCGGGACCCCGCTTTGTTTGTATTGCCCTCTACCGTGGCAAATCCTGCGCCATCGGGCGAGGTTACGATCCCCGTATGGCCGCGCGTCCAGCGACGCCCGCGGGCCGCTTCCGCGTCGGCGACACTAGCCGCCCGAACCCAAATCCAGCCGGCCCGAACGCGATCCCGTTCGTGCGGATAGGCGAGGAATTCCGTTCCGCGGAGCTTTGTTTGCGCGTTAAAGAAATTCGTTACCGCTGAGGCCGTGGCCCAGCGTGGCGCCTTCGCGGCGCCGCTCGCTTCCCGCACTACCCAAGCGACGAAGGCCGCACACCACGGCGAGCCAGGGGACATTCCCGCGGCCTTTAAATAGATTTCCACCTGAGGCCCGCGGTTCGCGCCGCCGACTTCCCGAACATTCGCCGCGGCCTGAGCCTTGGCAATTTCGACAATGCGCCCGAGGTCCATTTGCTAGGCCTTCGGAGCAGGCGGGCGCCCGCGCTTCGGGACCTCGGCGGGGAGGGATACAGCCGGACGCGGGGCAGGAAGGGAGGCCGCCACGTTGACGGGCTCGCGCTGGGCCGTAGCAGGGCCAGAAACGGGGCTAGAAGCGGGGGCAGGCTCGGCGGGCGGGCGAAGGGAGCGGCGAAGCGTAGCCGCGAGATCTAGGGCCGTTTGCGCCATCGCTTCCGCTTCCTCGGGCGAGAGGGTGAGATCCAGCCGAGCGCCGCCGCGGGGAAACTTGCCGAGCAAGCGCGACCCGTCAAAGGTGAATTTCGCGCCTGGAAACAATTTAAATGCAGTAGAAACGATTGATCCAATCATTTGAAATCCCTTCTGTATTAACCGATCATGCTCCAGCTTGCGCCGTCAAACGTATAAAATTCTTCGTCAAATTGATTATAAATTGCGACCGCGGAATCAATTGCAAAGGTTACGCCGCCCGCGGTCCCAGGGGTAGGAAATTCCGACGAATCCAGAACCGACCCGCCAAACAATTTCATTTCTGTAACATTTGAATACCAAACAAGGCCGCCGATTTCCGAACGGACAACGATCGAAAACGGAACCGCCACAACCTCGGCGCAAACGCTGAGGAATTCGGGCGCCGTCGCCGTGGTATAAACGCCCGCCACCGGCGCGCCTGGAAAGCCTGAGCCGCCCCCGCCCCCGCTTGA